GTATGTCTTACTGGCTCTTGATGAACCTTGAAATACATTTATCCTCTTATCTGAATTAAGGAGGGCCTCAAATACCGATGTGGTTTGTATCTTCATTACTTCACTTTCAACTGAACCTGACCCTCACTTTGAGTGGAGTTGGTTTTTAATATTGCTTCTCTTAATTGTTTATTAAATGACTTGGTTATGTTGTCATTCTTCTGTTTCCACGCTTGAACCTTCTGTTTGTGGTTCTTTCTCAATTTTGATTTTGGCATATTATTCTATTATTTTATCAAACCATTTATCTATGTCGTAATAACGACTATTCGTTCCTTTGTCGTTAAATCCTCTTTCATAATCCTTTTCATATTTTTTATTCTGAACTATTGTATTAGGAAATAATCCATAGGTAATTCCTTTTGTTTTTTTACTTTCTTTAACAACCCCATCATTCAACATATCATCTGACACCAATAGATTAGCGGGGAAACGACCTGTGGTATTTAATTCATTACCACTCTTAAATCCAAATGAACTGAACTCACCTGTTGCGTTTAATGAACCTGGTGTTGCTGACTTTATATCCCCCTCATCCACAAATGGTATTCTACAATCATCTATCCAACTAATACCTTTGCTATACATCTATCAAATTATCAAACCATTTATCTATGTCGTAGTATCTACTATTCGTTCCTTTGTCGTTGAAGAATTGACCTTTAATTTGTTTTACAACATCATTATCATCTGTTCCAACATATTCTTTTCTGTGACCCCCAAGATAAGTTCCATTATCAGTTCTGTTTTTATTGTATTGAATAATATTACCATCATTCAACATATCATCTGATACTAATAGATTAGCGGGGAAACGACCTTGAGTAGTTTGTTGAGACATAGTTGATGTTCCATATCTTCCATCATTCCCCCCACCAAAATTATTGTTTGTCTTATGTTCGTAAGCAACATTTAATCTTGGGACTTTCTCATCTACAAATGGAATCCTACAATCATCTATCCAACTAATACCTTTGCTATACATCTATTAAATTATTAAACCATCGGTCTATGTCGTAATAACGACTATTCGTTCCTTTGTCTGAATATGTGTTATTATCTGTATGTATTCCTCCTCCAATATTTACAGAATAATTTTTATTTTTTGATGAATAGTTTTGTGATTGTTTACCACCAGCATTATACTTAACCTCATCATTCAACATATCATCTGATACTAATAGATTAGCGGGGAAACGACCTTTAACACTAACATATTCATCTTTACTTGTGTTAGATTGTTTATAGACCCCACCATTACCATTAGCAAATATTTTTTGTTGATTTTGTCTATCCTCAAAACCAATCCTACAATCATCTATCCAACTAATACCTTTAGAATAACTCTTGCTGCCCATTACTAATCTTTTCCTTCAATAACTTTTTAAGGTCTTCTTTGGATACTTGTAATCTCTCCTGTGCTATGTCGTAATACTCCTCCGTGAAATCTATGTAAATATGGTTTCTGTCTAACAACTTACAAGCGAGACCAGTTGTTCCGCTGCCACCGAAGGGGTCTAAAATCCAATCACCAGGTCTTGTAAATAAGGTAATCAAATAAGACATCAACTTAATTGGTTTAACTGTTGGGTGAATATTCTTTGCTGTCGTTGGTCTATTCTTTTGTGGAACATTAAACTTTTCTTGTCCCTCGTCCCTCTGTGGTTTCTTTTGTTCTTCCCCACTCATTCCAAAGTCCTTTTCCTTCTTTGCTGGTTTTGGGGTTTGTATAAGTGGATAAGTCATCTTGATATTATCAGGTAATGCCTCAAAGTTTAATACCTTATCAACATACGACCCATCATTAAATGGTTTCATTCCAACGATGATTATTTCCCTTGCTGGCTTGGGTTGGAAACCTGCCTTACTACCTTCGTATTTCTTCACCCAATCAGGTAAAATAAACTTACCTTCTTCATTTCTTTCAAGTTCTATTTGCTGTCCCTTGTAATTTATCTGTATTTTTTCCATTTTCAATCCCCTCGTATATTTTATGACTTCTATTACAGGGGAATAATAGAAGATTGTTTATTTCATTATTAGTTGGGTCGTGGTCTATGTGATGGACGCATTCCATTCTATCTAATATTCTACCTATTCTTTGTGCCATAAATAATCTATGTTCCATAACATAACCATCTTTACGAGCCATACCAAGATATTCTTTGGGACATCTTACATACCTCACATTTTTGTAGTTCCCCTTTTTCTTGAATAGAGTAATTCCACCTTTCCAAGCGGGGTTATTCTCTAATGAGTGTCCTTTTTTTGGATTCGGGCCTGAACTTTTCATTCTGTAATATTCTCCCCAAATCTTATTTTGACAAATGTGAGAACAACATTTTGTCTTATTCTTTATCAATAAGTTTGGTCTTCTGTAAATTGCTTTACCACAAACATCACAAGTTGTATTAGGTTTTCTATTTGGTTCCATTATACAATATTACTCAACCCATTCTACATTATCAAATCCGAGTTTTTCTAATTCTTTTTCCAACCCTGTTTTAATCATTTTTACAGGGTCTGATGCTTTGGGAAATCCCGAATGATATACGAACTCCAAATTAGTGAATGATAAGTCAAACCCCGCTTCTTCAAGGTCTCGTGATATTCTCCATAATACATCCGTTCTTGGTGCTGCCATAACTGTAATAAACGCACCAGGTTTCAATACCCTATAACTCTGTCTCCATATTTCTGTATCTGGTAATACCTGATCCCAACCCTTATTCATAAATGAATATCCGTATGGTGGGTCGCTACATAACATATCTACGGAATTATCTTTGATTTTTAATAGTTCTACTGCGGAGTCCCCACAGAACATTTGTGTCTCTTGTTTCATATTATATTTTTTAATCTTTTTATTCCGAACTCTGTGTATTTTTCATTCAACTCAAATCCTATAAAGTTTCTATTACCTATTTCTTGGCACGCCAATCCAGTCGTCATAATCCCTCCAAATGGGTCAAGGATAATATCTCCCTCATCTGTTAATAAGTTAATATAATATTTTGGTAAGTCCTTATAGAATGGAGCGGGGTGTCTAATTGTATTATCTCTTGCACGACCTGCTGTGTGAAATCTAACCACATTATCAGGTCTTATTAAATCTGGTAATGTTCTTTTGGTGGTAGGTAATTCATAACCTTCTTTTGTCTTATTAGTTGAACCAGTAAGATAATTTATTGATTTTTTATTTTGTCTTTCCCCATCAATAATCTCTCCGTGTGTTTTAATACTCCATGGATATTTCATTCTTTTTTGGGTTTCTTCTGCTGCTTCTCGTAATACCCTATTCATATGAAACTTTAATTTCTTTTGGTCTTTAACAAAATGAAATATGAACTCTGTATTATTTCTAAACCTCTTTACCCCACCATTAGGTATTCCATTCATCTTATGCCAAATGTAAGTGTCATAAAACTTTAATTTGGTTTCCTTTTGAGATCGATATATCAGTTCGTAAATGAAGGGGTTTCTTAACCCATTAGAGCAATTATCATTTATGTTTAGTATGAAACTACCACTTGGTTTTAAGACCCTGTAAATCTCATTAAAAAGGGGTAATAACCAATCACAATAATCTTGAGGTTTTTTGATTGATATATTCTTGCCATAATTGACAATATCAGCATAAGGAGGGGATGTGATAATCAGGTCAACAGAATTATCTTCTATGTCCTTTATCAACTCAAAACAATCCCCATTTCTAATATCTATCATCTACCTTGTCCTCTATATCGTTTAGGTTTTTGGTCTTTACCACTAAACTTTTTTCTTGCCACTCCCAATTTCTTTTTGTTGAGTAGGATTTTTCTGTCTGTATTAGTTTTTGTCTTTGTCGCCATCTGTTAGTTTCCTCACAATTTCTATTTCAATCTTTTTATTGGAATCAATCTTTTCTCCTCCACTAGTAATATCAACTTTATTTTCAGCATTCCATTCGTCCTTGAATCGGTTTCGTAGAATTAAAGAATAAAGTTGTGAATTAACTTGTTTTGATGTACCACTCGCAAATGAGTTTCTTGAAATGGAAACCCACCAAGCGTGGGATAATTGCCTCGCCTGTGAGACGGCTTCCAAAAATTGGGGTTCATCTACCAATAATCTAACAAATGTATCATTAGATATGTTGAGATATACTTTAATATCCACATCTAACATACCCTCTGCTCCCATCTTTAATAATTGTTCCTTCCAATCCTTTGGGAACTCCTCAAGTGTTAGTCGTGGTCGTCCTACTGGCTTACCTGTTCTTTTTGTCATAGTCATCTAGTATTTTTGCCATCTGATTTATTCTGTCTGTTATTCTTGGAAGACAAACGCTACAAGATGGTTGTAATGTTTCACGATGATATTTGTTGTGAAACTCGTATAGGTATATTTTTTCTTGATATGAGTTTGTAATTCCATTAAGGAAGTCCTGTGCTCGTTGAACCTCTTGTCTTGTGAAGGGTGGTTGTGAATCGCCAATAAGTGCTTCTAATGTCATCTCTTCTTGAATTATTGTTTCGTTATTGACTACTATTGTTTTAGTTTGTCTTTTGTTATTATTCTTACAATTACACATATTATTCTTTTAATTTTTCTTGTAGTTTATCGTTGAGGATAAGTTTAACTTTCTTTATATCCCTTGAGAGGTTATTGATAGGTATTCCAATCTTTTTACTTAATCTAGTTAAATTACAATCTTCAGCGAAATAGTGTAATGTTATTTGACCTAAATACCAGTCTTGTTGTTTTATTTTTTCCACTTCTTCTAATACCCATTCTATTGTAAATATATCTTCTTCATATTCTTCTTGTGGAATATCTATATTTGACCCGAGTTCAACGAAGTTATGTTTACGATATATCTTATGGTATTTACTTGTTTTTGAGTTGAAATTATTTCTAACTATACGAGCAAAGAAAAACAACTTCTCACCATCAGGGATTAGATTTATCTTCCTGTTGGTAAGAAATTGTTGTATTGAAACTTGTAATAGGTCATCAG